AAACGGACTCCATTGCCAACCGATCCAGGTCGATCATCTGCGGCCAGTCGACGGGAGCGTTCATGTCGAGCCAGTGAGCGCCGTTCTCCACACGCTCGGCGTACGTCAGATCAGTCACAGAACCTCCCTCTCAATCTCCTTGAGCATCTTGCCCAAGTCATCGAACCTGCGAGAACGCTTGTGCTCATAGTTCATGAGCCGGTAAGCGAATTGCCTGCCACTGCCATACTCGTAGATCCATGCTACGGCTTCGCCAGTGACTCTCACCAAGATCTGTCCATGGTAGCTGGTGAGCATGTTCACCGTAAGAGCGGAGCGCATTAGGCGCTCCGCTCTGTCAGCCAAGGTGTTCCCTTGGAGATGTGATCAATGGTGCCGAGCGGATAGAACGGACTGCTTGTGCCAGTCACCTTGACAGCCCAGTACTCACCGAGCATGTCCCGACCTTCACCGATGATGACACCAACCCAAGAACTGTAGATTCCCTCGTATCGGACCTTGGTCTTGATGGTCACGATTCCTCCGAGATGGAGCGGGGGAAGGACGCACAGCGAGCTGCGAGCCTGTGTGCAGCCCTGAGACTTCCCATGCGGGGCAAGCGAGTCATGTTTACGACCTCTCCGGAGTTCCTTGCGAAGCGAACCGAGTACAGGCGATCACCGCCTCCCCACACGTCCGAAGTGACGAAGAACGCACCCTCAGGAACAGTGTAGATTCTCGCGGACAGTCTCGTACTCCAGAACTTCATGGTGTCCGGAGAGAAGAACGAGAGACCGATCTCCCTGTTCTTCCTCACGATGTCATGCACGTTGTGATACATGCCGACTCCTCTCAAGCATTCGACTCAGAGACCACACATCGTATGATCCCTGAACCGAGCACGTACTAGACGTGCTCGTTGAGAGGTTTACATCTATCCGTAGACACTGGCCGGAGCGGTGCCCTCGGGTACAGATGCGAGCTGTTTTGTCCAGGACAGCTCAGTCCCTTTTGTTGAGTTCTCAAGGAACGTAAGGTTCCTTTGGGAGTTAGCTACACAGAAGACCTTGCCTCTGTCCTGCCTACCCTCCGGCCCTTCGTTGTGTCTCCATCCTTGCGGACTCGGAGACTTGTGTCAAGCATCTGGTTCAAGATTCTTTGAGACTGTCGGTAACTTCGAAGCTCTGTTTTAGGCACTAGGTGCGTTCCGGCTTCTCAGATCACCAGTCCCTCGGTTCCGTTCCCCGTTGGCCTGACACCGATAACTATGCCGTGTTGGAGAGAGGGGCACAATCAACACAGAGTAGTTATTTCAACTACTTTCAGTCATCAGGTGTAGAGTGCAACCATCAGGGCAAGAGAAAGGGCGAGCCCTCAGGGGCTCGCCTTGTTGAGCGGGAGAAGGGTTAGGCTTCCACCTCTGCTGTGAAGGGGATGCCCAGCAGGAACAGTCGCTCAGTGATCAGCTGGAACTCACTGAGCGTGCGAGCACGCCACGAGTAGCCGGTTTCGCATGCCTTGATAACCCACTCCATTACCGATTCGCCTCCAGCCACGCACAGGCGCTCAGGAAGCCCTGTTCGCAGTCATCCCTCTTGGAGTCCGAGAACCCGTTATTGAAGTCGCTGACGGCCCTGTCAGGGGCATTGTAGGTGCCCCACAGATAGGATCCGGCAGACAGGGTGAACACAGCCACAAAGGTGGCCAGCTTCCGAACATTCATGGTCGGCTCCCTTGGTCTCAGCGGGTAAAGTGCCGGATGTCCTGACCGGCAACGGACGACACCATGGCCTCAATGTCGTGATGTGTGCACGTCTCCACCCACGTGGGGTGCTCGAACTTCTCACCCTGGAAGAGAAACGTCCACCATGCAGTGATACTGCGACGCTTGCACTGCTCGCCACGCTTGGTGGTTACCATGCAACGCTTGGTCCACATGTTGAATCAGCCCTTCAGCTTGGAGAGCACGCGGCGGAAGAAACCGCCGCGCTTGGGAGCGGGGGAAGGGTAGGCAACGCTCGGATAGGTCATCTGCTGCTTGATCTCCAGCAGCATGCCCACCAGCGAGTCACGGTCGCCATTGAACAGGCGGTTGAAGTCGTTCCACAACAGGCGGACGTTCAAATCGTCCGCCGCATGCAGCTCAACGGCTTCCATTGCGCTCCCCTCAAGATCACTGACAAGGCATCGTCAGGTAGGGATACTCATCCCTACGACGCGCCCTTGAAGGGCGCGTTTCGCCTCTGGTCAGCCGTTCCAACCCAAACGCTTAGCAAGCTCGATCACGCGCTCACTGCCCATGTTCCACCATCCGATCGGAAGGGCGATGCCCTCCTTTTCACGGATCAAGCAGTGTTCGAAGGCAGATCCATCCCTCAAGCTCTCTGCGTAGGTCGCAGCGTTCTTGTTCATTTCCCGCTCCCCTCGTTCCGACACCGAGAACACTCCTCCCCCGCAGGCCCGGAGTCAAGCCCCTATTGTACCGACTTTTGTACCAAGTGCCGGCATGGGTTGTAGGTGAATACGCGCGCACCAACGCGCGTACATAGAGAGTGCTGTTTGTACCAAGCTTTGAGTGAGAAATCGCCGACCATGCCCTCCGAAAACATCGTCACATTGACGATAAAGGGTACCCTTACTAGCACTCTTCTGCTAGCACTGAGGTGTAAGGGGTAAATGGCTTTTGACTCCTTACGGATATCATCCACTATGGATGTAGTGGTCTGCGGATGGTCCTCCTGGGTGTCTCTCCGCCCCCAACCTGCGAATGTCAAGCAGCACACGCACGCCACCTCGCATCCTTAGGCATATCAGCCCACTTGCCTTCATATGCATGCTGATGCGTATCAGTGTCCTTACATCCATGCGACTACTACCATGGAGCGGGAAGGAAGCAGACCACGAACACCCATCCAGACACGTGCATGGATCAGAGCCCTGATCTCAGTTGTCCCGGTTTGCCCCGGCAAGTCATGACATGGCAGGACACGCAAATCCGGACATAGCCGGGCATCTCGGACCCGGGGGTTTTAAATCCGGGTCGTGTGGGTGTGGGTGAGTCCCCACGGAAATGTACCATAGAGCACCATCCTGCCTATGCGAACGACCCTTGCCCCACATGGGCCTGTCCCCAAAAAGGGCATCGGGACAACGTATATATAGTGAGAGGAACTTTTCCTCCTGGCAGATGCTCCCAGCAGGACCCGGTGTAGGGTACCAGAGGCGTGGTGGAGTGCCAGGTGGCAAGGGGACCGAAGGGACAACTTGCAAATACCACACTTGTGTGGTACCCTTCCTAGTCTTTTCAAAGGTTAACTATATCCAGTTACCTATAGCAACCAACCCCCTGAAGGGGTTGGTTGCGTTAACCATGGGAACCTTGAACCTACCAAGGTGAACCCCTAAAGGGTTCACCGTTGTAACCTTAAGAACCTTCAAGGTTAACCTTCAAAGGTTCCCATTTGAAATTAGAACGCTACGACCCTTCGGGGGTCGTAGCTCTAGTGCCTGTCTGTCCCCCTGGGAATCCCCTTCCCGCTCCAAAAATCTGCGAAGCAGATTTTCAGAAGGTTCACCTTCCAACCGCAATCGGCCACTGGGCCCAAAGGGCCCTCGGCCAAATGCGAAAGGTAATTAGCGTGGCACTGGTCAAGTTCAAGGAGCTTTCCACTCCAGAGAAGAAGCGAGCCTTTCATCGCTTGGTTCAAGAGGGAGTCGGCCGCACCCAAGCGGCCGACGAAGTTGGTGTCACTCTTCAGGCTGTGAGCTACTGGCGTCAGTCCGATATCGACTTCCGCACTGCGGACGATCGGCTTCGGTCCGTGCGCCAGGGCATCACTACTGAGGCCATGGAGAGCATGCCAAGCTTCGAGGACTTCTGCAAGAAGTACCTTGACACTCAGCTGTTCAACCACCACCTCCAGTGGATCGACCTTCTTGAGGGGCGGGAGCCGAGAAACCTTCATCCTTCCCAGAGGTACATTCCGGGTGAACCTGAGTTCGTCCTGATCAACACTCCTCCGGAGCATGCGAAGTCGACCACCATCACGATGAACTATGTGACATACCGGATCTGCGAAGATCCGAACATCCGTATCATCATCGTGTCACAGACACAGGAGATGGCGAAGAAGTTCCTTCGAGGCATCAAGGATCGCCTGTCGTCTCCGAACCCGAACTATCGCAAGCTTCAGATCGACTTCGCTCCCGACGGAGGCTTCGCCGCAAATGCGGCATCCTGGACTGCCGACTCCATCTACGTCAGCTCGGATCTTCGCGACTCCGGAGAGAAGGACCCAACGGTCCAGGCTCTGTCCATCGGTGGCCACATCTATGGCTCTCGCGCAGATATCATCATCTTGGATGACTGTGTGACCGGCAAGAATGCCCACGAATACCAGAAGCAGATGGACTGGCTCCAGCGCGAGGTCTACAACCGACTGTCCTATCCCGGTGGTGTTTGCCTTCTGGTAGGCACTCGACTCGCGCCGGTTGATCTGTACGGCGAGATCGTCAAGGACGAGTACTACGGTGAAGAGACCAGCCCCTGGACCTATCTGAGCCAGCCCGCTGTTCTTGAGTTCCACGATGATCCGAAGAAGTGGAAGACCCTGTGGCCTTTCACAAACCGACCTCCGGTTACGAAGGTCGGTAGGTCGCTGGTTGAGAAGACCGAGAATGGCCTGTATCCCATGTGGACTGGCACGGCGCTCAAGAAGCGCCGTGCCTCTATGAGCCCCCGAAACTGGGCCCTGGTCTACATGCAGGAACAAGTCGTAGAGGATGCGATCTTCAATGCAAAGGCTGTCGCAGGAGCGGTGGATGGAGGGCGAAGCCCTGGGCCCATGCCCCCTGGAACTCTCGGAGGGCGGGAGCGTGGTACTGAAGGATGCTATATCGTCGGAGGATTCGACCCTGCCGTCACGGGCAATTCTGCCGCAGTGGTCATCGCTATGGATCGACGAACCGGCATTCGATGGGTTCTAGATGTGTGGACGGCTCCCACCAAGCCTGACGAGATCTTCGACAAGATCAAAGAGTGGACCGTCAAGTACAAGATGAACGAGTGGCGAATCGAGAAGAACGCCATGAACCTGATGGTCACGCAGAACAGGGAGATCCGTGAGTTCCTTGCCACGCGAGGATGCTTGCTTCGAGAGCACTTCACCGGAAGCAACAAGTGGGACTCTGATTTTGGTGTGGCATCAATGTCCGTCCTGTTCGACGGATGGGAGTCCAAGCGACAGCTCATCCATCTCCCCAATCGAACCAACGAAGGAGTGCGCGCTCTCGTTGAACAGCTCACCACCTGGGAGCCCGATCCACCCGGAGTGAAGTCCAAGCGTAAGACTGACTGCGTGATGGCTCTCTGGTTCGCGGAGATCAGGTGCCGTGAACTGGTGGACGAGATCAGTCGACAGGAAGAGACTCACTTCTTCAATCCGTACCTCAGCGAGAGGGACAAGGGCCGCAGGTCCACAATTGACCTTGACTACATGAGTCAGGCGGCAATGAACGATGATCCCCGAGGATGGTGGAGCGGATGAGTAAGTTGGGTGACAGGTGGGCGGACAGACTGACCGGAGCTATGGGGTCTTGGCGATTCATCATCGCGCAGTCGTTCGTGATGGTCTGCTGGGCAGTGTTCAACACTTTGTACCTGTTCAGATCCGAGTGGTTCGACCCTTACCCCTTCATCTTCATGAACCTGACTATGAGCGCTCAAGCTGCTTTCACCGCTCCGATCATCATGATGAGCAGCAATAGAG